CAGTTCTGTCTTTGTATCTTTGTAACCACATATCGTAGGTCATTTTCGATTTTAAGAAATGTTTTTTTTCTAACTCTGTAACCATTACTGTAGTGTAGGAGGTTCCATTTCGGTAATACCATCGCTACTTTCGAGTACGGCTTTAATCATTGATTCATAATCATCTGGCGTCAATGCCGTTTTATAGATTCGCATTGCTTGTGCCATCATCATTGCTGCACATTCTAAGATGTCGTGTTTTTCTTTAACGACCATATCTACGGTGAGCGTTTCAAATTGTCTGTATAGTTCTTCAGTTGTCATTACTTCTCCTTATAGTGGTCTGTCGATAATTGTATAATAGCATAATGGATAACTTTCATCAAGTCAGCCTTATTATGTCCTTCTTTCTTACCATAGCGTTGAGCATACTTCATAATATTACCCATACAGAAACCAGTGCCATGACCTTGGTCGATAATGATTTCTGTTGCCTGATAACTCTTTGTTTGAGCATAATGAGAATCATAGGTCGCCTCAACATATTTAGTTATATCTGAAAGTATTCTACCTTCATCAAACTTGTAATCAATCCCATTTGGGTTTGATTCTTCAGAACGAAGCTTTTCATTATAAGTCATTTTAGGCAAAGAACTTCTCCTCTTTCTTAATCATGTACTTTTGTTGTTGAGTAAAAGTCATATCGAGATTAGCGATAATCTTGTTTCGTATTGTGTCAGTATCCATCGCCAACATCTTACAGTAGTTTACAAACTCAGGATCCAGACCAACAATCCAGTTGATTGCGTCTATCTTGAATTTAATTTTCTTTTTGACTTCGCCTGTGTAAGTTGTATCTTCGATTGCTTGTTTTATAATCGCTGTTATAAACTGTTCTTCACCTGTCATAGAGTACTCCATATAATTGCATTAACAATAAGTAATATAATAATAATTAAGTTCTTCATTGGTTAACCCCCTTAGTGGGTATAACAGTTTTCTTATTACCTTCTTTTAGCCAATCATCAATTTCTTTTTTTAAATGTTTACTATTCTCAGATAGTGAATTGTCTATTGGCATTTTCATAGAAACTGGAACAGTTTCATTCGATATTTTTTTATTCATAAATCTCCTTTCATAATGTTATTAAATGTTTCTCAATGTTACAGTTACTATTTTACACTAAAACGATACTCTTGTGTAACTAATTGGAATAAGAATATTCAACTTAGAGTGAACTGAGTTCACCATCTATCAGGCTTTGTTAGTTCTCGTTTTAAAATTGCTTTATGCAATTTCTCGCCTCGAAAGAAAAGTTTTACTTTATTCTCTATTTCTTTATCAAGAGTCTTAGAGATTAAATTAAGTTCATCTAAGTCAAGTTTTTTAAAACCTTTCTCAAGTCGCATCATTAGTTTTATTTTTTCAGTAGCTTTCATATTACCAACACCTGTCAAGTACATTAGGTAAATGTTGTTGCACAGCAACTAAGTCAGTTGATACATGTAAACATCTATCATCAACCATAGCACCTATAACATCATCAGAGGCAGTACAAACTAAAACGCCGTCATCAAGTAAAGTCTTTAAGTCGGAAACTTTTAAACCGTGTTTTTGTAATATGCCACGAGCAGTTCTATCAGGAACATTATCAAGGTCGTTTTGGTCTATACACCATCTAACAACATTGTCGTTATCTAAACAAACTGTGTCAGCAAGATTGTCTAACTTCCATAATATATCTGTAGTATTTAATTTCATAGTTTTATCCTTTTTCATAATATAATTAGTTGTTTCTCAATGTTTATGGTACCATTATACAGTAAAACGACACTCTTGTGTAAGAACTTACGGTACCAGCACCCCACTATTTAGCGTGAAACTGGTATAGTAACTAAACCTTCTTGCCAGCAGTGTGTAACTCATGAATAGGCACGACCATATAAGGACCTTTGTTGTATGCAGGCACAATCGTGTAATTTTTACTGATTTCTAACTTTTCTTTGTGTTTATTCCAGTCAATACCTGTTGAAGATTCTTTTAATGACGACATACTAGGGATAACTGGCATCTCTCTAAGTTTAGGTAAGGTAGAATTTTTTATTGGTTGGGTTTTTAATGAAGTTTTGTAGTAACCTTGAAGGTAATCAACAAAATCGTCAAAGGTCAACTGACATTTATGTAAATATCGTGTTCTTAGTCGTTTGTTGTAGGCTTTGTGTTTTGCTTTAAGTGAAATTTTGTCTTTTTGTGTTAAAATCTTGCGTTTAGGCACTATTTCTTACTCCTTTTAGTTGTTTTTCGAGTCTTGACTTGTTTTTGAGTGTGATTGCCCCCTCGTATCGACTTTTTTGCTTCATCAAGTAGTTTTATCGTCTTTTTTTCGCCATACATTACAATAAAACACTCTAAAACTAGGTCGAAGCAGATGGAAATCGTCTTTTCGATAGATTTTGGGTATTTGTCTAGTATTTGTACGAAATCGTTCTCGATATCCGTTTTGGATAGTTTAGCTTTATTCATACTAAGGATTATACACTATAATGGTTCGTTTGTCAAGCTTTCTTATAAATAGTTTAAAGCAATCTTTATTAAAGGAAAAAATTATGCATGAGTATAAAGTAAATATTATAAAAGTAGTTGACGGTGATACTGTTGATGTTGATATAGATTTAGGATTCGGTATCTGGCTTCATAAAGAACGAGTGAGAGTTATGGGCATTGATACTCCAGAATCAAGAACATCTGATAAAGTAGAAAAGATATTTGGTCTTGCGGCGAAAGCTAGACTAAGTTCATTATTAGGTGCTGAAGCAATCTTACAAACACAAGTCAGTAAGAAAGGCGAAGATATGAAAGGTAAGTTTGGTCGTGTTCTTGGAAACTTCGTATCAATCAACGGCGAAAAATGTGCTGCTGTTTTAGTAAGAGAAGGACATGCTGTTGCTTATCAAGGCGGTAGTAAAGAGAATGTCGCAAGTAAACATTTAGCAAACAGAGAAAGATTAGTTTCAGAAGGCAAGGTTGTAATACCTGAAGAATTAAAATCAGCACCAGCGCCAGTAAAATCAACTATTAAAACTGTTAAGCCTGTTTCTGTTGGTAAACCTGATGCTAACCCTGATATTAAACCTAAAATGACACCAGTTAGAAAAACAACTGCTAAGAAAAAAACAAAAGCTAAGAAGAAGTAGTGGGACAACCTGCCCAAAGAAAAACTGATTTAAATAATCTTGGCGCTGCAATTGCAGGTGTTACTGATAATAAAGTTAAGGTAAATGGATTATTACTTTCAACAGATGGTTCTTCGGTGGTAGACCACCTACCTGTTAATAGTGTAAACACACATGTAAACATTAGTACTGCTAATGGAAGTTCGACTGTTAAATCGGGCGGTGTTCCTGTAAATAGAACAACTGATGCCGATAGTTGCGGACACACGAGAGTCGGCGGTTCTTCTAATGTAAACATTGGTTAAATCGTTATAAATATAATCATAACGGAGAGGTTACTTAATGTCAAGATATGACGCTACACAAACTAATGAAAGCACAAGAAGTTCTAAGATTTTTAAGGACCTTAATTTAGACTTTCAACAGAATTCTGCAACAAAAGATATTCAAAAAATAACAGATGTTGAAGCAGTTAAAAGAAGTGTGCGAAATCTGATTAATACGAATCATTATGAAAAACCTTTTCACCCTGAAGTCGGTTCTAATTTGAGAGGAATGTTGTTTGAGTTAATAACTCCGCAAATGAATCACCTGATTACCAAACAAATTGAACAATTAATTAACAATTATGAACCAAGATGTAGACTAGTTCAAGTACACACACAACCAATGTTTGACAGAAATGGATACTCTGTTCAGATATCGTTCTATGTGCAGAACTATCCAGACCCTGTAACAGTAGAATCCTTTTTAGAGAGATTGAGATAACATATGGCAACTAAATTAGAAATTTCAGAATTAGACTTTGATGGTATCAAAGCAAACTTAAAAACATTTTTATCACAACAGAACGAATTTACAGACTACGACTTCGAAGGTTCTGGTATGTCAGTACTTCTTGATACACTAGCATACAATACACACTACCTGGCATACAACGCCAATATGTTAGCTAACGAGATGTATCTTGATAGTGCCGACTTGCGTTCAAGTGTTGTGTCATTAGCGAAACAAGTAGGTTACACTCCAACAAGTTGTACATCAGCAACAGCAACACTTAATGTTTTAGTTAGTCCGGCATCAGGCGCTACTCTTACAATGTCAAG